CAAAACTTACAAAAAAATCAATAACTTCAGTTGAGTCTGTTGAGATTTTAGATGGTCTTGACACAACAATTGACTGGAAGAATACTGGAGACAACTCCTATGATGGTGAAAAGCTTTATAGATTAATACACGATGAATCTGGAAAATGGGAGAAGCCAAATAATATACTTGAGAACTGGAGGGTAACTAAAACTTGTCTTCGACTTGGTAGTAAGATTATTGGTAAGTGTATGATGGGCTCTACATCTAACTCAAAATCAAAGGGTGGAGATAATTTTCAAAAGCTATTCAATGACTCTAATACTTCAAAAAGAAATAAGAATGGACAGACAGCATCTGGGCTATATTCTTTATTTATACCTATGGAGTGGAACTATGAAGGTTTTATAGATGAGTTCGGTATGCCTGTGTTTGAAACACCAGAAAAAGAAACATTTGGCCCGGACGGAGAACCTATAGAGATTGGTGTTATAGAACACTGGGAGAATGAAGCGGAAGGATTGAAGCACGACCAAGATGCTTTAAATGAGTTCTATAGACAATTCCCAAGAACAATTGAACACGCATTTAGAGATGAAACAAAAAACAGTCTTTTCAATCTTAGTAAGATATATGCACAAATAGACTTTAATGGTGACATGAGGCATTCGTCATTAATAACTAGAGGTGGTTTTAGTTGGAAGAATGGTGTAATAGATTCTGAAGTTGAGTTCACTCCAGATAAGAGTGGTAGATTTTTAGTTTCTTGGATACCACCAAAAGAATTACAAAATAGAGTTATAACAAAGTCGAATGGAATAAAATATCCAGGTAATGAGCATATTGGAGCGTTTGGTTGCGATAGTTATGATATATCGGGTACAGTTGGTGGAAGGGGTTCGAATGGAGCGTTACATGGATTAACAAAGTTTTCTATGGAGAATGCGCCTGCAAATCAAATCTTCCTACAATACATAGCTAGACCTCAAACAGCAGAGATATTTTTTGAAGATGTGCTAATGTCTTTAGTGTTTTATGGAATGCCAATACTTGCTGAAAACAACAAACCTAGACTTTTATATCATATAAAAAATAGAGGATATAGAGGGTTTTCGATGAATAGACCGGACAAGGCTTGGAATAAATTATCAGCAACAGAAAAAGAAATTGGTGGTATACCTAATAGTAGCGAGGATATAAAGCAGGCTCACGCTTCTGCAATAGAATCTTACATTAATGATTATGTCGGACTAAGAGAAAATGGTGAATATGGCAATATGTACTTTAACGAAACTCTAAATGATTGGGCCGCATTTGATATTAACAACAGAACTAAGTACGATGCTTCTATTAGTTCTGGATTGGCTATTATGGCTTGTAATAAAAATAGGTATGCTCCAGTGGCTCAAAAACAAGACATTAAGGTTTCATTTGGATTTAAAAAATATGACAATTCAGGAAGTTATTCAAAATTAAAACAATAAATGGTAACAACACCACCAAAAAGCATTTTTCCAAGTCACGCAGTTGGACACGAAGAGAAGGAGTCGTTTGATTACGGACTTCAAGTAGGTAGGGCTATAGAGTCTGAGTGGTTTAAAGACGATAGGGCCAGCTCTAGATACTTTGCTTTAAAAGATAGCTTTCATAATCTTAGACTTTATGCAAGAGGTGAGCAACCTATTCAGAAGTATAAGGATGAACTGTCTGTTAATGGTGATATGTCTTACCTAAATCTTGACTGGAAGCCTGTACCAATAATACCCAAGTTTGTTGATATTGTAGTTAATGGTATATCAGAAAGACCTTATGCATTGAAAACATTTTGTCAAGACCCTGCGTCAATGAACAAAAGAACTCAGTATATAAAGGATATTATGATTGATATGCAAAATAAAGAGGCATTCAATATAATAAAAGAAACTACTGGAGTCAATCCATTTGTTAATGATCCAGATAGCCTTCCAGAGAATGACGAAGAATTAGCTCTACATATGCAGCTTGACTATAAAGAAAGTATAGAGATAGCGCAGCAAGAAGCATTAAGTAATGTATTTGATTTAAATAAATACGAATACATTAAGAGGAGACTTGATTACGATATAACCACATTAGGTATTGGGTGCTTAAAGAACTCATTTAATACAGCAGAGGGAATAAAGATAGAGTATGTTGACCCAGTTAATATAGTTTACTCTTACACAGAATCTCCATACTTTGATGACTTGTATTACGTTGGAGAAGTTAAAAGAGTTAGTATTCCAGAATTAAAGAAGTCATTTCCTCAACTAACTCAAGAAGACGTAAAGAAGTTAGAGTCATCTTATTCTGGAGAAAGGTCTATTTACAAAACTGTTAACACAGAAGATTCTTACGATAGTAATTATGTAAATGTTCTGTACTTTGAATATAAGACATATCAAAACCAAGTATATAAGATAAAAGAAACCACCTCTGGAGGGATTAAATCAATAAAGAAAACAGATAACTTCGATCCACCGGCAGACGATAGGTCTAAATTTGAAAAAGTAGATAGATCTATAGAGGTTCTTTATTCTGGAGCGAAGATAGTTGGACTCGATATGTTATTGGCTTGGGATATGAATAAGAATATGACTAGGCCAAAGTCTGATATTACGAAGGTAAATATGAGTTACAGCATTGTAGCTCCTAGACTATATAGAGGAGTTCCTGAGTCTTTAGTTGGTAGAATGGTATCTTTTGCAGATATGATTCAATTAACTCATATGAAGTTACAGCAAGTTTTAAATAAGCTTGTTCCTGATGGAGTATATTTAGATGCAGATGGTTTATCTCAAATAGATTTAGGTGACGGTACTTCATACAGCCCTCAAGAAGCATTAAATATGTATTTCCAGACAGGTAGTGTTATTGGTAGGTCTTTAACTCAAGATGGAGACTTTAACAATGCAAGAGTACCAATTCAACAATTAACATCGTCTGGTGGTAATGCTAAGATAGCTAGCCTTATTCAGTCTTATAATTATTACCTACAAATGATTAGGGATGTTACAGGACTTAATGAGGCAAGAGATGGTAGTTCTCCAGACAAAGATGCTTTAGTTGGGGTTCAGAAGTTAGCTGCCGCAAATTCAAACACAGCAACAAGACATATTGTTCAAGCAGGATTATATGTTACCTTAAAAATGGCTGAGGGCGTTTCTCTGAGGATATCTGATGTATTAGAGTACTCCAACACCAGAGAGTCATTTATAAACTCTCTAGGGAGGTTTAATGTAGCGACTCTTGATGAGATAAGAAAACTTCACTTGCATGATTTTGGAATATTTATTGAATTAGCTCCAGACGAAGAAGAGAAATCTGCTCTTGAGGGCAACATACAATTAGCTTTAGGTAGGGATCAAATAGACCTTGAGGATGCAATTGATATTAGAGAAATAAAGAATTTAAAGTTAGCCAATCAACTACTCAAGAAAAGAAGAAGAGATAAGGATAAGAGAGATAGACAAATAGCTCAAGAAAATATGCAGATGCAAGGGCAGATAAATGCTCAATCATCTCAAGCAGCAGCGGAAGCAGATATGCAAAAAGAGCAAGCAATAGCTTCCACTAAGGTTCAAGTTGAGCAAGCTTCAATGCAATTTGCAATTCAGAAAATGGAACGTGAGGCTCAGTTAAAGAAGGAATTGATGCAATTTGAGTATGAGTTAAACATTGGTCTTGAAGAAAAGAAAATGGGTGTTATATCTGATAAAGAAAAATTCAAGGAAGATCGCAAGGATGAGAGAACAAAAATACAAGCAACTCAACAGAGTCAATTAATAGAACAAAGAAAGGGTGGAACTCCACCAAAAAACTTCGAGTCAGCAGGATTTGATAATTTAGGTGGATTTGGGTTTGAACAATTTGAGCCTAGATAAAAACAAAGTAAAAAAAATTATTTTATAGTATTATATTATGTCAGAAGAAGCAAGCAAAGAAACAATTGTAGAGGAAGTAGTAACTCAAGAGTCTACACAAGAAAAATCGACTTCAGTAACTAAGAAAACTGATGGCACATACAAAATAAACTTAAACCCAACAGAAGATGTACAACAGCAGGGGAGTAATGAACACGGAGAAAACAGCAATGAAGAAATCAACAAAACCGGGAGCGAAGAAACCAATGAAGCCGGAAATGAAGTCGTTCAAAGCTTGCAGCAGCAAGAAGGGAATGATGAAGTAGTAGTTGAAATAACTGGAGAGGAAGAAGCTCCGACTACACAAAAAGAGACAGTAGAAACAGTAATAGAGTCTGCTGTTGAAAATAAAATCGACTTACCTGAGAATATTCAAAAGGTAGTTGAATTTATGAATGAAACTGGTGGATCTTTAGAGGACTATGTTAGGCTTAATGCAGATTATTCTAATGTAGACGAAAAGACACTACTTAAACAATATTTACAACAAACAAAATCTCATTTAGATGGAGAAGAAATAGACTTCTTAATTGAAGATACTTATCTATATGATGAAGATTTTGATGATGAAAAAGAGGTCAAAAGGAAGAAGTTGGCTTATAAAGAGGCCGTAAAAGAGGCTAAGACTTATTTAGAAGGATTGAAAGGCAAGTATTACGATGAAGTCAAGTTGGGTTCAAAGTTATTGCCGGAACAACAGAAAGCTATTGAGTTTTACAATCGATATAGCCAAGAGTCAAAGGCTTCTGAAGAGCAGGCCAAAATGAAGCGAGATCGCTTTATATCTGAATCTGAAAAATTATTTTCTAGTGAATTCAAAGGTTTTGATTTTCAAGCTGGGGATAAAAAATTTAGGTTCAATATAAAGGATGCGGCTAAAGTAAAAGAAGCTCAATCTGATATTGTGTCGGCATTCTCCACTTATTTAGGAGAAGATGGTACATTAAAAGATGCTAAGGGTTATCATAAAGCTTTATTTGCAGCCAGAAACGCTGATTCTCTAGCAACTCATTTTTACGAACAAGGCAAAGCTGAGGCTATCAAACAAATGATGGCAGAATCAAAGAACATCGATATGAATCCTAGGAAAGTTAATAACGGTGTTGTAGATACAGGCAAATCTAAAGTAAAGGTAGTTAATGGAGACAATGCTCAAAATGTAAAGTTAAAATTAAAAAATTATTAAAAAAAATATTAAAAAATGGCAATCACAGGTTTTCCAACGGATTTAACTCCGGCACACAAACAGTCAGTATTACCTAGTAACTATATTGACTTTCATTCAACTGACTTTAGTCAGTGGACACAACAATTTCTACCAGAGCTTTACGAGGCTGAAGTAGAAAAATATGGTAATAGAACAGTAGGTTCATTCTTACGTTTAGTAGGTGCAGAAATGCCAATGCAATCTGACCAAGTTATTTGGTCTGAGCAAGGTCGTCTTCACTTATCCTATGCAGCTACGTTAGCAGCAGACGGATCTGGCGTAAACGTAATGACAATTGCTGCTTCTGGAACTCATTCAGTTAGAAAAGGGCAAACTATCGCTATTCATGACGCAGCTGGCAAAACAGCTAAAGCTTATGTTACTGCTGGAGTAGAAACCTCAAACACAACTATCACAGTTAAGTCTTACGCAAACGCTACAGGTCTTGTTGCGGCAGGTCTTACTGCTGGAGCAGTTAAATTATTTGTTTATGGTTCTGAGTTCGCTAAGGGAACCAATGGGATGGATACTTCTATCACTCCAGAGGTTGAGACTTTTTCAAACAAACCAATTATCTTAAAGGATAAGTTTGAAGTTTCTGGATCAGATACTGCTCAAATTGGATGGATTGAGGTTTCTGGTGAGGCAGGTCAAAGTGGATATTTATGGTACATGAAGGCTGAAGGTGATACAAGAACTCGTTTTGAAGACTACTTAGAGATGTCTTTAGTTGAAGCAGAGGTTGCAAACACAACTTTAGCTGGAACCGGTATTCAAGGTACTGAAGGTTTATTTTCAGCATTAGAAAGTAGAGGTATTGTTGCTGACGGAATGTTTGACGTAGCTGGTGATGTTATTGATAACATGGATTTAGTTATTAAAGAACTAGATAAGCAAGGATCTATTGAAGAGAATATGTTATTCTTAGGAAGAACGGCTTCTTTAGGTATCGATAACGCATTAGCTCTACAGAACTCTTACGGAACCGGTGGTACTTCTTATGGAGTATTTGAGAACAGTGAGGACATGGCTTTAAATTTAGGTTTCTCTGGTTTCAGAAGAGGTTCTTATGACTTCTACAAAACTGACTGGAAATATCTAAATAGTGCAACTACTCGTGGTGGTTTCGCTGACGTTGAAGGAGTGTTAGTTCCTGCTGGAACAACTTCAGTATACGATCAGATGATGGGTAAAAACATCAGACGACCATTCTTGCACGTACGTTACCGAGCTTCTGAAACTGATGACAGAAAAATGAAGTCTTGGGTTGTTGGTTCTGTAGGTGGATCAAGTAACTCTGATAAAGATGCGATGGAAATCAATTACTTATCAGAAAGATGTTTAGTTACTCAAGCGGCTAATAACTTTGTGTTATTTAAAGGCTAGTATCAATTAATTACGATAGTGTGGTCGCAATTTGCGACTGCACTATTTTTTTTATCTTATAATATTATATCATGGCAATAGCAAAGAAAACAGTAACTAAAAAACCGGTGGCAAAAAATCCAGTAGCTAAAAAAGTAGTTCCGGTTAAAAAAGAAGAAGAAGAAACAATTATCGATAACACTTCGGTGATTGAAAAAGAAGTAGAAGAAGTTTTTGTTCCAGAAGTAAAAGCTGATATAGTTAAGGAGGAAGTAAATCAATCAGAAACTAAATCATTAATTACAAAGGAAGTAAAAATGGAAACAAAAAATATTGAAAATAAGTGGGAAATTAAAGATAGACAGTACTACTTATTAGGCAATCAAGATGCAATAGTTAGAATAGTAAGATCTAAAAGCATTTATTATTTTGACGAAGAGTTGGGTTATGAAAGGGAATTAAAGTTAACTTCAAATCAGAAAAGCCCTTTTGTGGACGAATTCAAGGGGCCGGAAAGATTAGAGCACATTGTGTTTAGAGATGGAGTGCTAAATGTTCCACAGAACAAACAAGTTCTTCAGAAGCTATTATCTCTTTATCACCCACAGAAAGGAATTGTTTACGATGAAGTAAATAATGAGGCTGAAGCAAAAGACGAACTATCAACAATGGAGCTTGAGCTAGAAGCAATGAATACTGCAATGCAAATGGATATCGACTTAGCTGAGGCTATAGTTAGAACTGATGTTGGTTCTGCTGTATCTAAAATGACATCTAAGGAAATTAAGCGAGACTTGATGTTATTGGCTAAAAAGAATCCTGCATTATTCTTAGAGTTAGCGAATGATGAAAACATCGAAATTCGAAACTTAGGGATAAAGGCTGTTGAAAGGGGATTAATAAAACTATCCTCAGACCAAAGAACATTCTTATGGGGATCTAATAGCAGAAAGCTAATTACAGTTCCATTTGATGAAAACCCATACTCAGCATTGGCTGCGTACTTTAAAACAGATGATGGATTTGACGTCTATCAGCAAGTCGCAAAAATGTTAAACTAATTAATAGTATCGCTTTAAGGATTATCTTAGGGCGATACTTTTTTAAACTATAAATAAATAAACAAAATGCCTGAAGAAGAAGAATATAAAAAAGGAAATTCAATTAAGCCAATGGTCTCAAAGGGTATAGTAATGCTTGACGAAAGGATGCCAATGAGTTATGACGATGTGAACTTTAAAAATAAAGACGCAGAAAAGATGAACTCAAGCAAAGCAATGGCTGGAGAGAATGAAGAGTTTCAGGTTCCAATAACTGGAATGAAGAGTTCTAGCTCATACTTTAATCTTGGTATGGCGCTTAGAGGTCAAATGGAGAAGAAGGCTAAAAGTCAAGGATTCGAAAGCTTATCAGACAGGACTAGCAAAAGGAAGTCGGAAAGAAAAGAGGGTAGATCCTTAAAAAGAGAAGAAAAAGCAAGAAGAAAGCAATATAAAGCGAAGTAAATGAATATAGATGTAATCTACAAAACAGTTCTATCTATAATTAATAAAGA